GACACAGACGTTGTCGCTTATCAAATTATAAACCCAATTTAATAATATGGAAATAACTCCCACCCCAACACCAACATTAAATCCACCAATACCAACTCGTATATCATAATGAACTTAGACGCTATAGCACCTATCGTTGAACAAATTATAAAGGACGTTTTATCAAAAACAAAATATCCTTATAATGGAGGTATAGCTTTAAAAAAAGCATCAGGTGATCTAATTGATTATATATCTGTTAGACCTGAAAAAGATGGTAATACCGATGTTTTGATGATTTATATGGTTGATTACGCTCAGGTTGTAGATGAAGGTAGAAAAAAAGGTGCTTATGTTCCTGTTAATGCCATTATGAAATGGCTGCAGCAAAAAGGTATTAATGTAAGAGATGATAGAGGAAGATTAGTTAAAGGACAACAAAAGTTTAGAAAGAAGCTACAATCATCAATAGCAGCAAAAAAAGCTTTACCGATAGCTTATGCTATTAGTACAAGCATAAAAAATAAGGGTATAAGACCCACACATTTTATGGAAGAATCAATCAATAGAATGTTAAATAATAACAAAATTGACGAATTATTACAAAATTCAGCAATAGAAGATTTATTAAACTCAGTTAAATAATATGGCATTTGGTTATCAACAATTATACGCGAATGGATTAAACAGTAATTCACAAATTAGAAGGTCTGCAGACTTTGTTTATCAAAGAGGCGGTACATATGAAGTTGTTTTAACTGGTTCAACATTAGAAACCACTATGGAATTGGTAGTGGATATGTACGCTAATGATGAAAAGGTAGGAACTATGGCTCTTGTTCCATTTGACACATCATTATCTGGCGGAACTTATTATTACAAATTTAATATAAGACCATATCAATACTTATCAAATTACATCAATACAGAACATTATCAATATTATTGGTTAAATGATTTTGAAACAACTTCACAAGATATTAATGTAAATGCACCTTATTCAAATGGAATTAAAGCTAATATAAAATATGGTTATAGATATTTGAGTGGTGTAAATTATATTACTGAATATGATACTATACCAACAAATGATTATAATCATTATACATATATTCCCGAAGGTGTAAACCCAACGGCGTTCGTTCCATCAGGATTCACTTCTACAGGCCCATACTTTGATTTACAGGGAGGCACGTTTCAATTCGATAATAACTTCATCTTACCCAATTTCGATCAAGAGATAGGCACTATAATCGGTTCTGGTTATACTATTGATACATTATCATTATACAACCGAACATCACCAATAGGTCAATACCTTATGGACTATCCAACTGTACCTGAGCAATCAGAAACAGGAAGATTTTTAACGTCATCTCCTCGTATTCAATATATACAACCTGACGAAAATTATGTATTATTTTACTTAAACGGACAGACAGGAGATAGAATGGTAATAGAAGCAGGATTTGCAGTAATACAATATTATAGTGGTGCTAATTCTCTTATCCATACTTCAACAATAGATTTAAGATTGGCAGGTACAGAATATATATCACCAACAGGATATGAAGATACATTAAAAAGATTTGCATTACCTATTGGCCCTGTTGATATTCAAAATCTATATTATTCAGGAGTTAGTTGGAATGACGTAGCTTATTATAGAGTTCAATTATGTTATGGTCTTCCGACATGGGATGCAACTAGATTAGCAGTTGGCCCAATTGGTCCTATTAGTGAGATATTTTGGTTTTATTTATATAATAATTGTCTTCCTGAGAATACTAGATTAGTATGGTTAAACGATCAGGGTGGATATGATTATTATACATTCCAATCATTTAGACAAGACAGTAAAAAAATAGATAGAAATACATATGATAATAGATATTATGCAACAAATATTCAGTCTCCCGATCGTAATATTGGAAGAAGTGTTAAGACATTCAATACGGATATTACTTATAATGTGGAATTGGAAAGCAATTATTTAACAATTCCTCAATCACAATGGTTGGAACAATTATTTGTTTCGCCACAAGTTTATATTATGAACGCTGATTATGTCAGTCCTATTGATAGACAAGATAAGATTTATAAAGATTTAAGACCCGTTCAAATTTCTTCAACAGCAGTTGAAACATTAAATAAAAAGCACCAAAAATTACGTAAATATAAAATTACATTAAGCACTTCAGATAGCTATTTTGTAAATAAAGGTTTCTAATATGAGTCAACAACAACAAACTATTTTAAGGGTTCAATTGAATAATACCTCAACAGTTACAACTGAATATGAGATATTAGATTTATTTAGTTCTATTCCAATTAAGGTTAATAGAAACTATGCAGATCTGCAGGATATATCAACAAAAAATAGCGATACAGCGTTGAATGTAACTTTACCTGGTTCAAAAAAGAATAATAAATTTTTTGAAAACTTCTTTGATGTTGACATGCAATCATTTAAATTTAGTGCAATTAGAAAAGTTAGTTGTCAGGTATTAATTAATGACGAAGCATATTTTATTGGTTATATGAAACTAAATAAAATTCATATTCAAAACTCAGAAGTAAAATATGATGTTTCATTATTCAGCACAGTTTCAACATTGTTTGCTGATATGGGTAATTTTCTTTTAGCTGATTTAAATTACGATGATGAAGATTATACGTTTAATCACGTATTTGGATTAAATAATGTAACAAATGGTTGGTATTACAGTAACTTTTCAAAAAATCAGGAGCAACCACAACCTTATTTATACCCTATTGTTCACAATGGTTATTTATATACAGGAAGCACACCAAATGTAAGTGGTGGAACAATTGACGAGCAAACAAGATTATATACATCCTCACCTATTAAACAAGGAGCTTATTCTACAGCAGCATTAGCGTTTACAGATGGAGTTAAACCATATCAAATTAATTCACCTGGTTCAGGAATTATTAATAATCAATTAAAACCTGCATTATCTATATGGAATTTAATTAAATTGATATTTAAAACTTATGGTTATTCAATCAAGAGTGATTTTATGAACACCCCATGGATGAAGACTTTATATATGTATGGATATTTTAGTGCAAACTTAACCAAATTCTCATATCAAATTGGTGCTATTCCTATATTAGCACCTAATAATGTAGATGTAATTATTAATCCATCATCAGGACAAACTGAGTTTGATATGATTGTAGTACAAACTGGTACAGGTGTTCCTGTATATTGTTCTGATCCTATTAATGTTACAGTTAATATACAAAGAAATTATCATGATAGTTTTGGTTTTACACAAACACAACATTATGACCAAACATTTTTAATTAATCCAAATACTTCAGGATCAACAATACCATTAAATCAAACAATACCATCTAATACAATTTTTAGACATATCAGTTATTATGTTAGTGCAGTTAGTGGATTTATAAATGTTGGTTTTGAATCGTTAATTAATTTAAAGTATTATCCTGTTGAACCAAATGGTTATGTCAACTTTAAAGATGGTGATCCTGTTAATTTTAGTCAAGTAATAGATCCACAATTTAAACAGATAGATTTTCTATCAAGTATAGCAAAGAAATTCAATTTGGTATTTGTTCCTGATCCATATGTTCCAAATAGAATTATTATAGAACCATATTCTTATTATATTGGAACTGGTGATGTTTGGGATTGGACTGATAAATTATCTTATGATCAAGGATTTACAGTTGAGCCTGCAACAAATTATGTTCCAAATTATTTAAGTTTTTATGATATTGAAGACGGTGATTATGGAAATAAGCAATTTAAAGATATTAACAATAGAATATACGGACAAAAATTTGTTCCAAATACGGTTACGAATTTTAAATCTGTAACAGGAGAAACCAAAACAACTTTTTCAAGTCAAGTATTTAGACAATGGGATACTGCAGATCAAATACCAAATGGAGGAATTACATTACCATTAGGTATAAATTATGCAGGAAATACTAATGCACAACAAGTTAATGGTCAACAACAAACATTTTATCAATATAGTGGTGTTAAAACAAAACCAAAGTTTATGTGGTTTTTACAAGGTGGTAATATCCTTAATCAATATACTTCTACAGGTACAACATATAACTTTACATATTCTGCATCAACTTATAATGTATGGATTGGCCCATCAAATGCTCCAACAGGTACAACAAGTACTGTTTATTTAAAACAAGAAAATGTTCCAATTATGTCCAATGCAATGCCAATAGGTATGCAAGACAAATATAAAATCAATAATGATAATCTATCAATATTATTTAATGCGGAAGCAATGACCTATATTGATGTTTATACATATAACACATATACTAATGTAGATAGTTATAACAACTTCTATTCCAATAGAATAAACAATTTATTTAATACTAACACAAGATTTTTATCTGGTAAATTCTATCTTAAACTTTCTGATTATAAAAATCTTAAAGCACAAGATTTAATTAAAATTAAAGACCAGTATTTCTATTGGAATAAAATCAATGGTTATAATTTAACTGATACAGAATTAACTGAGGTTGAATTGGTTCAATCTAATTTAAATCCTGCATCTTATCCAATAAGATATTTTAAATATAAGTATTGTGATGTTGAAGATTATGTATTCAAGATAGCAACAGATTTTACTAATCCTAATTTATTACATACCAATTTTGGTTGGAGTATATTTTATGACCACAGCAGTGCAGTTGTATATAATGATAATCCACCATCAGGAATTACTTCAACATTAACTTATGTAGCAACAGGAACATCAACACCTAATTATTATGTTCCATTTACAATGGAAGAAATAAGTAAGTTTGATTATGATAATTTAGGTTATTATGATTATACTGATGATACATTGATGATGCATATTTATGGTATAGAAGATGGCCCATTTGGTAAAAATATGCCAACCTATTATGTTAATAGTGGAAATACATTAACAGGATTAAATTTATTTGATACTTGTGATGATTTTAAAAAAATTGCAGATAGAGTAGGAATAAGAGTTGGTAGTTCAACTTATTTTGGTCCACCGAATTATCATATATTAAATACTGAACTATCAGAAAATATAAGAACAGAATCAAATAATAATATTCAAACACAACAATAAAATATGAGTAATATAAAAATATCGGAATTACCGATTTATTCAGGGTCAGTAGTAGGTTCATGGTTTGTAATTGACAATCCAGAATTAACATTAACTTCAAGGATACAAAGAGAGAATTTTACCAATGGAACATCAGGTACTTCAGGTACATCCGGTTATAATGGTATTAATGGAACAAGCGGTAGTTCAGGATCATCTGGTTCTAATGGTAGTTCAGGATCATCTGGTTCTAATGGTAGTTCAGGAACGTCAGGAATAAATGGAACATCGGGAAGTAATGGTAGTTCAGGAAGTTCCGGTTCTAATGGTTCATCAGGATCATCTGGTTCTAATGGTTCTTCAGGAACATCAGGTAGTTCTGGTTCTAATGGATCAAGTGGAACATCAGGTAGTTCTGGTTCTAATGGATCAAGTGGAACATCAGGTAGTTCTGGTTCTAATGGATCAAGTGGAACATCAGGTAGTTCAGGTAGTAATGGTAG